GTGTATTTCCCATTAACGACCTTTAATTGCGTCCCTTCATGGTCTTGGTCAGACTGCTGGTGCTCCGCCGAGAAGAGGACAAGGAGATTTAAATGACTACAGTTGCAGATGGTTTGTTTCAATTTGGCGGTGTTCCCGTAGGTACTAACCTCGACACCAATAAGATTTTTTCAACTTCAACCCAAGGACGTGCATGGTTCGTTAACACCGCTAACGGTACTAACGGAAACGGTCGTTCGCCCGCACAGGCGTTCACCACAATGCAAGCAGCGTTTAATAACCTCGCTTCTGGCGACATCATTTACTTTGTTGGTAAAGTAACTGAGTCCCTGACGACCCCGGTTCAGGTATTTGACGTAACCATCGTTGGTTGCGGAAACCTGCCCCGTACCGCAGACGCAACCCCAACGGGCGGAAACTATGCCGCTTCTTCATGGACGAGCGCTGCCGCTGGTACACCTGCTTTGAAAATTATTCAGCAAGGCTGGCGTTTAATTAACATTTTCTATACTGCCCCTGCTTCTGCCGCTGCCGTTCAGTTGTTCCGTGACGGTGGTGCTGGTAATGCAGAGCGTGATGCTTCTCACGCAAACATCGTTGGTTGCCACTTTAGCGGCGGTCAGAACCACATTGAGTTTAACGGTGGTTTGACTAACGTAGTGATTACCGGATGTAAATTCAACGGTTCTACCGCTGCGGCTCTGAAGAACACCACAGGCGCTGGCATTGGAACGAACTACATTTACACAATTGCTGGAAACATTTTCCAAGGTTGCGCAAGCAACATCATTGTTCCTACGAACCAAGCAAGCATTACTGGAAACACAATCGGTGCGTTTACCACATCAGGTATTGATCTTTCTGGTGGCGTTGGTAAAAACTCCGTTTTCGGTAATCAATTGGCAGGAACATACTCAATTGCTGGCGGATATGTATCTGCAAACGCCAATGACTCTTGGTTTGGTAATTTTGCTGATGTATCTGGTGGTATTACCCAAGCCGATCCTGCTTAATTAGCGTGATCATGGGGGGCTTCGGCCCCCCGGTCTAAGGAGAATGTTATGCAATATGATGTATGGATGGTGACGCCTGAAGTAGACGATAATTTTTATCGCGCTTCTGCTGCTATTGCTGGGGCGGGATCGTTGACGCTACTAGCCACAACCCCGGGAATTAACGGTTACGGATTCAAAGTTACGTTTGAGGCTAATTCTGACACCTCTGGCGTTAACTTTACAATTGTTGGATACAAAGTTGGAGATACCACAGGTAACACTACAACGGAAGTTGTAACGGGCCCTAATCTAACTTCTTCTTCGACTAACTACTATTCTGGAGTTGTAAGTATTAGTGCAAGTGCGGCAACTGCCAACTTAGTAAAGATTGGTCACGACGCTTCTTTGGCACTTCCTCGTACCCGAATTAAAGGTTTGTATTACGTTGGCAACGCAAATGCTGGCTCTCTTACGGTGGCTTCACCTAACCGAACAGTTCCGTTCGTTAAGATAATAACGCCTACTTCTAGTAATTCATTTGCCGATAGTTTGTTCTTGGCGGCTGAAGGTGTCTTAGTCGGTAACGTACAAGCCAATGACTATGCTACTGTAACAACGGCTAACGTAACTGCCTTTACTCTAACTTGCGGGTAATAACATGGCTAAGACTCCTGCGTGGCAACGCAAAGAGGGAAAGAACCCAAAAGGTGGGCTAAACGCTAAGGGAAGAGCATCGTATAACGCTGCTAACCCCGGCAAGCCCGGCCTGAAGGCCCCTCAACCAGAAGGCGGCGCACGCAAGAAGTCATTCTGTGCTCGTATGACAGGCATGAAAAAGAAGTTGACTAGCGCTAAAACCGCTAACGATCCAAACAGCCGTATTAACAAAAGCCTTCGGGCGTGGAAGTGCTGATATGGAACAACTGATCCTATTTTCTTGGTCTGGCGTTTTATCTGCCTTAGTAGGTGTGGCAGGGTTTGTTGCATGGGAAAAGAACAACAAACTAAATATGTTAGAAAAACTCTTAAACGACACTAAACTGGAGGTGACTCGTGAAAACGTCACTAAAGCAGAGATTGAAAAACTTGAGCGTTACATTGATGGGCGCTTTAACAAGTTTGAAGAAAAAATTGACCGACTTATTGAAGCGAGGTAAATAATGGCACGCAAAGGACTCCGTAACGCAGCCCTCCTCGGCGGTGCTGCCCTTCTAGCCGCAAAGATGTTAGGCGGTAAGGACAAAGATAAGAAATTTGCTGATACCCAAGACGCTGAAGCAGGCGCGATGCTTGCCGAAAGAGGTGGTGGCGGTGGAGATACAGGTATAGCGACACAAAGGTTGGCAGATTTCAGGGGTAAAAGTGGCGATGCAGATATGGACATTGGCCCCCGTATACCCGGACGCCGTGCTGCTGTTACGACTCCAGCGGCGACTAGCCCGCTGATGACTGATACGGGCGATGAAACAGAACGTCTTGCACGGCGCTATCCAAGTCCAGTCCCGAGAGCAAGCCTTAGTGATCGCTCTGCTGCAAAAGCAGAGGGTTCGTTTTTGGATAGGCAAGCCTATAAACGTGCTACTCAAGCAGAACAAGCCGAAGATAGACGTAAAGCAATGGGTATGAAAAAAGGCGGTGTAGTTAGTTCTGCTTCCAAGCGTGCAGACGGATGCGCAATGCGCGGTAAAACTAAAGGACGGATGGTTTAATCATGGCTGACGATAAAAGAGTTGAAGGGCGCACTACTTACATAGAAGAGAACATGAAGGATGGAGTCCTTAAAGATCTTGTTATGAAAGTTAGCAAGATGGGTGATGCCGTTGGTTATACTCAAGAAGACAAGTACAAAGGTAAAACCAGAGAAGAAATAGCCAAGAAGCCAGTTCCCGAAAAGAAACGGGCCGGTGGAATGGTTGGTTCAGCCTCTAAACGTGCTGACGGGTGTGCTATGCGTGGTAAAACCCGTGGGAAGATGGTGTAACCATGCAAGATCACGACGAGGTCTACGACAAACTCTTGGAAGAAGAGGAAAAAGACCGACAGAAAAAGCAGTCTAAAGAAAAGGAAGTCGAGGGTCTGGAGAAACTCAAACCCACATTCCCACCAAGAAAGGCTAAACCTGTGGTCAAGATCGCGGCATTGCGTAAGGGTGGTTCGATAGATGGCTGTGCCATCAGAGGGAAAACCCGTGCCAGCCACAAGTAAGAAACAAGAGAGATTTATGCAAGCGGTGGCTAATAACCCAAAGTTTGCAAAAAAGGTGGGCGTACCAACGTCCGTAGGTCGTGAATTCACAAAGAAAGAAGGCGGAACCATGAAAGAGTCCAAAGCAATGATGAAGAAAGAAGTTTCCTTCATGAAGAAAAAAGGCGCTCCCAAGTCCATGCTCAAGCATGAGATGAAAGAAGCCGGGATGAAAAAGATGAAGTCTGGTGGACTAGCCGCTGGTCACAAGCAAGCCGATGGCGTTGCTAAAAAAGGCAAGACCAAAGGTAAAGAAGTAAAAATGATGCGCGGTGGGATGTACAACAAAGGTGGAACGACCTGCTAATGAGACCAAGTCGGGGTATGGGGGCTATGAACCCCTCTAAAATGCCAAAGGCCAAGACGGTTAAGCGGAAAGACAAACCGCAAGACGTTGAGATGTTTGCTGAGGGTGGCGAGTCTCGTGTAAATGAGGCTGGTAATTACACCCAACCCGGCATGCGTAAGCGGTTGTTTGAGAGTATTAAGGCTGGTGGTAAAGGCGGGGCTCCGGGGCAATGGAGCGCCCGTAAGGCACAAATGTTGGCCTTGCAGTATAAAAAGGCTGGCGGTGGGTACAGAGATTGAAAGCACCTCAGAAAAGTCTGAAGGCGTGGACTCAACAAAAGTGGAGAACTAAAAGTGGCAAACCTTCTACGCAAGGAGCGCAGGCTACAGGGGAAAGATACCTCCCTTCCAGCGCCATCAAAGCGCTCTCCCCGCAAGAGTACGCGGCGACCACCCGTGCCAAGCGAGCCGGAAAAGCAGCCGGAAAACAGTTCGTCGCCCAGCCTAAAAGGGTGGCTAAAAAAGTTGCTCCGCATAGGAAGGTAGGATGATATGGCTAAGAGTTTCCCCGATCTAAATGATGACGGTGAAGTAACCCGGGCTGATGTACTAAAAGGCCGTGGCGTCTTTAAAAAAGGTGGCAAGACTGAGTCCAATTGGATTCAAAAGGCTATTAAGAAGCCCGGCGCCTTGAAGAAGTCTTTGGGTGTAAAAAAGGGCGCAACAATCCCCGCTAAGAAGTTAGCAACTGCCGCTAAAAAACCCGGTAAACTGGGTCAGCGTGCTCGTCTTGCCCAAACTCTGAAGAAACTGAAATGACCACAATCGGAACCGAGTCGTTTAATTTAGACCTCAATAACCTCGTAGAAGAGGCTTTTGAGCGGGCTGGTTCCGAACTCCGTTCGGGCTACAACATGCGTACAGCCCGTAGGTCACTTAACCTTTTGACAATCGAGTGGGCTAACCGGGGGGTGAACCTATGGACGATTGAGGAGGGTCAAATCCCATTGGTGCAGGGGCAGGTTACTTACCCTCTTCCAAACGACACTATAGACCTTATAGAGCACGTAGTCCGCACAAGCAACGGGGTTCAGTCTACGCAGACCGACATTAATATCACTCGGATCTCTGTATCGACTTATGCAACAATCCCTAACAAGATTACACAAGGTAGACCAATTCAGGTCTGGGTAGACCGTAAATCCGGTAGTACCTCAAAGACAGGGTTAACCCTAGCCGCAAACATTGCCGCTACTGACACGACTATTACCCTTTCTTCCACGATTGGGCTCCCTGCTACAGGCTACATCACAATTGGTGCCGAGACTATTAACTATACTAACTACACCGCAACTCAATTGCAGAACTGTCTGCGTGGTCAAAACGGAACCACGGCTACCTCACATACGGCTGGGGCAACTGTCACGGTTCCTGATCTACCCAATATCAATGTCTGGCCTGCCCCGGATCAAGGCACGGCGGCTAGTCCGGTCTATACCTTTGTTTATTGGCGTTTGCGCCGTATCCAAGACGCTGGCAATGGTCTGAATACCCAAGACATACCCTTCCGGTTACTGCCGTGTATGGTGGCTGGTTTAGCCTATTACATCGCTATGAAGATCCCAGAGGGGCTTGCCCGTCTAGAAATGCTAAAAGCCTCTTACGAGGAACAATGGATGTTGGCTTCCGGGGAGGATCGTGAAAAGGCATCCGTGCGTTTTGTGCCACGCAACATGTTTATCGGTAGTGGTGGGTATTAATGGGTAATAAGTTTTCGTCGGGCAAGTATTCGATTTCGCAATGCGACCGATGCGGCTTTAGGTACAAACTAAAAGAACTTAGGCGGCTGGTCATTAAGACCAAAAACATAGATATTAAGGTTTGTAAAGAATGTTGGGAGCCGGATCAACCGCAGTTATCGTTGGGTATGTACCCCGTGTACGACCCTCAAGCCGTGAGAGAACCGCGCCCGGACACGACGTACTACCAAGCAGGTCTTAGTGGTTTAGAAACAAACCCCGATGCAGGCCCAACCGAAGCAGGGTACGGGACGCCTACACAGGGTAGTAGGATTGTGGAGTGGGGGTTTAACCCCGTAGGATTTAGTAACCCATTAAAGTTACCGTTTCAGACGAATAAGTTAGTGGGGGTGGGTGAGGTTGGTTCGGTAACAATAACGACTACATAGGAGTAAAAAATGCAAAAGACGGCAATGAAAAAAGTGGCTAAAGCCGAAGTCAAGTCCCACGAGCAAAAAATGCACGGGGTCAAGAAAATGGCTAGAGGTGGTGTGACTAGCGCCAAGATGAAGCAAGTTGGGCGTGGTCTAGCCAAAGTAGCCAATCAAAAGGTATCATCCTTTACATATAAAAACTCCGGAAGGGGTCGATAATGGATAAAGTAATTGGGCGTGTGGCACAGCCTGTGCCTATAAAGCCGGGTCAGGATATTTCTGGGAATCGTATTCCAGTAACCGGCAACGAAGCCACTTTTGGTCATAACGGCTACCCAAATGATGTGCCTAGCACTCAAACGGTTAAAACCCGTGGCACTGGGGCGGCTACAAAAGGCACTAACTCTAGTAAAAAATTGGGGTAAGTAGTGAACTACTCGACGCTGTTTCAGACCATACAGGCGTATGCTGAGAATAACTTCCCAGATACGGTGGTCGCAACTACCACTGCTACAACTACATCTTTTCTTACAAAAGATCAGGTTGACACGTTTATCCGTCAGGCTGAGCAGAGGATTTATAACAGCGTTCAACTTCCGGTCTCAAGAGAAAACGTAACAGGTAACTGTACAAGCGGTAATAGGTTCTTAACTACCCCTACAGACTGGCTTGCTACGTTTTCATTAGCCCGAATTGATCCAAGTGGGTCACAAGAGTACCTGTTAAATAAAGACGTTGAGTTTATTCGGGAGGCTTTCCCTATCCCTACCGAGACAGGTGCTCCCACTCATTACGCTATTTTTGATGAGAATACGTTTATTCTGGGGCCGACTCCAGACGCAGACTACAACATGGAGTTGCATTACTACGCCTACCCGGCGTCTATTGTCACATCTGGTACAACTTGGCTTGGTACTAACTTTGATTCTGTTCTTCTTTATGGCTCATTGCTAGAAGCATATGCGTTTATGAAGGGTGAGAAAGATGTTAACGACAACTATGTTGCCCGTTATAATGAAGCGCTTGCCATGTTGAAACAACTTGGTGAAGGTAAAGACCGTCAAGACATGTACAGAACCGAACAAGCGAGGTATCCAGTCCGATGAGCACAATGAGCGAAGTAGCCTTCCTTTTAGGAGGCTCAAATGTCAAAGTATTAACAACTTCTGGTCGTGGTTTTACGCCAGAGGAAGTTGCTGAACGGGCTTTGGACAGAATTATTTCTGTAGGTTCGCAGACGCATCCTGCTATTCGGGATCAAGCAGAAGCGTTTAAAAATCAAATCCGACAGGTTTTGGTGTTTTATATGAAGGAAGCCATTAAGTCGCACCATACGACATTGGCTGTTAAGTTCAGGAAAGCAGGACACCCTGAGTTTGTTAAACTTTTAGATGAATAAAGGAGCCTAATATGGCTATCACGCAAGCAATGACCACCTCGTTTAAGGCCGAACTTCTTTTGGCTGTACACGATTTCCGTCCGTCGGCTGATACTGGCGCAGACGTTTTTAAACTCGCTTTGTATACATCCTCAGCCTCATTGGATGCAAACACAACTGCTTATACCGCTTCTAACGAAGTTGGTACTTCTGGTACTAACTACACGGCTGGTGGTCAGGCTTTGACCAACACAGGTGTAACGGCAACCAACATCAACGCCAACACGGGTGTGGGATTTACTGACTTCTCTGATGAGACTTTTGTAAACGCTAACTTTACTGCTCGTGGCGCTTTGATTTATAACACCACGCCTTCAGCAAACAGCAATGCTAATACCACGTTGACCAATGCATCGGTTTGTGTGTTGGACTTTGGTGCTGACAAAACCGCTTCGGACGGTGACTTCACCATCATCTTCCCAACTAACGACGCATCAAACGCAATTATTCGTATTGCTTAATTAACAAACCTCCCCTAAAGGACAGATCATGGCTGGTTGGAGCATAGGGCCTTATGGGGAGGGTGACTTTGGTGTAGGTAATCCAAACGCTTTAGTAAGTGTTACTGGAGTAGTTGGTAGTGCGTTATTTGACCCTGTTGGTGTGGCTGCTGGAGGTGAAGTTGAACCAGCAGGTTTTCAACACACGGTTGAGTTAGGGCAAGAAACTGTAATTACTTCTGCTAATGCATTTCCGGCAGGTGTTGAAGGTTTAGGTGAAGTTGGGCAGGTTAGCCTTGGTATTGGAGCAAATGTTCGCCCAACCGGTGTTGAAGGCACCGGCGAAACCGGAGTTCTTGCAGTTGCTCTAGCAGCAAATGTATACCTAACCGGAGTACAAGGTGATGGTGAATTAGGCGAAACAGAACAACAATCCGCCTATTACGTTACTGGGGTTGAAGGCTCTGGTGACGTTGGTTCTTTAAAAGTAAGTACGGATGTAAATTATATTGGCTGGGGTTCAGGCCCGTGGAGCCGTGGTGCTTGGGGCGCTGATTTCCGTGGAACAAATGTAGACCCTGTAACTGCTACCGGTCAAGTAGGTTCTGTTTCATTACAAATCGCTGCGAACGTATATGCAGTAGGTGTTGAAGGTAACGGTGAAGTTGGGCAGGTTGGGTTTAGATTTAATGCGGTTGTTCGGCCTACTGGAGTTCAAGGTAGCGCGTTCTTTGACCCAGTAGGTGTTGCCGCAGGTTCCGAGGTTGAGCCAGCGGGATTCCAACACACAGTTGAATTAGGGCAAGAAACCGTAACCGCCGCTGCTAATGCGCCTGTTATCGGGGTTGAAGCGACGGGTGAGGTTGGAACACAGACAGTAATTACAGAGGTTGATGTTCGTTTAGTAGGAGTAGTTGGTACTGGATTATTAGGACAAGACACAGCCGAAGGTAGTGCAACAGTTCCCGTAACCGGGGTTCAAGCCTCGGGGGCAGTTGGGCAAGTAACACAGCGCACTGCTTATTACGTTACTGGGGTTCAAGGTGACGGAGAAGTTGGAACCGTAACTGTCGTTGGTAAGGCAAATGTTTACCCAATAGGGGTTGTTGGGGCAACGCAGTTAGGGGAAACTGATGAAAGCGGTGCGGCTAATGTAGCGCTAACTGGGGTTGTAGGAGCCTCAGCGCTTGGGCAGATTACTACCAAGACAATTAACTTTATCCCGGTTTCGCTGCTACAGGCGACGGGTTCAGTAGGTAATGCTGTAGCAAGTATCCCGATAAGTGTATCTGTAACGGGGGTTCAGGGACAAGGGCGTGTTGGAAAAGTACTGATCTGGAGTAAAATTAACCCCAATCAAAACCCCAACTGGATACCTGTTAATGATGTACAAACACCAAATTGGTTGCCCATAGCGGCTTAATTTAAGGAGTAAAAAATGGCAAGTACGTACAGTAATTTAAAAATTCAACTTATGGCTACCGGGGAAAACTCGGGGACATGGGGTAACGTCACTAATGACAACCTAGGGGTAGCGTTAGAAGAGGCTATCGTTGGCTCGGCAGATGTGACTTTTGCTAGTTCTAACGTAACTCTGACGCTTACAGACACTAATGCTAGTCAAACGGCTCGTAACCTTCGGTTAAACCTAACTGGAACCACGGGCGGCGCTCGTGATCTTATCGTTCCAGCAATTGAAAAGTTATACCTAGTAAACAACGGTTGCGCAGATACCGTTACGATTAAGGTCACAGGTCAGACCGGTATAGCAGTCCCCGCCGGTAAGACCATGTTTGTGTATAACAACGGCACAGATTGCGTTAATGCAATTACCCATTTAACCTCTTTGACTCTTGCTACCGCACTGCCTGTTGCTTCAGGTGGTACCGGATCGACTACAGCCGCTTTCTCAGGCGCAAACATTACATCTCTAAATGCGTCAAACGTGTCCTCTGGGTTACTAGCAGTTGCAAACGGTGGAACAAATAATGCGTTCTTTACAGTTAGCGGCCCTGCTTCTACGGCAAAAACATATACCTTTCCTAACGAGAATATGTCGGTTGGGTTTAGAAATGTCCCGCCAGTAGGAACCAAGACCGGCTCTTATACCCTTGCTACAACCGATGTTGGTGAGTACGTTCAGGTTGGCTCTGGTGGATCAATCACAATCCCTGACGCTACATTTGCGGAGGGCGATGCGGTATCAATCTTCAATAACACGACCGGCAACATCACGATTACTTGCACAATCACAACCGCCTACATTGCGGGTACAAATTCGGATAAGGCAAGTGTCACCCTTGCGACTAGGGGTCTAGCAACTATTCTGTTTATATCTAGTACGGTCTGTGTAATAACAGGAAACGTAACATGAGTGGAATCCAATTATTATTTATTGGCGGCGGCGGTGGCGGAAGGCAAGTCATTAGCCTTCCTATTGCTGCCCCAGCATATAACTACGATGTTTACACAAACCGTGGCCCAACTTATGTTGCGGGTAATTCTGACATCACGGTAACAGTTAGCCCGGGAGTCACTGTAGGTAGCACTTCTACAGGTACATTTGCTCTTACCGTACCTAGCGCTTTTAGTCCAACAGATACCGTAACCATTGTTAATAATGGAACTATTGTTGGTCGAGGCGGTAATGGTGGCGGTGGTGCTCCTGTCTCAATTCCTTCGAGTGCAACTGCTGGTGGTGGTGGTGGAACTGCGTTACGTATACTCCGACCTACTACCATTACAAATAATGGAACAATTGGCGGTGGTGGTGGTGGTGGCGGTGGCGGTGGTCGAGGTGGCCCGGGTGTTGTACAGGGGCCAGAAGGCAACATTAGCGTTGCTAGTGGCAACGCAGGGGCTGGGGGTAGTGGAGGCGGAGGTGCCGGATTTGATGCTGGCTCTCCAAATGGTTCGGCAACTGCTGGCGGCGGCGGTGCTGGTGGTACTACAGCACAACCAAACCAATATGGTAATGTTACGGGGGGAACAGGCGGCGCTGGCGGCGCTAGAGGGTCTGCTGGTTCTTCTGGGGGCCCGGGCACTGTCAGTCCTGTTGGATTTCCAGTTACTGGTAATGCTTCAATTTCTGGTGCAGGTGGTGGTGCCGCCGGTGCTTATATTTCTGGTTTACCTTTTGCAACATTTCCTGCAACCGGTACTCGGTTGGGCCCATCTTCTTAATAGGAGTTAAAAATGGCAATTAATCAATTAATTATGAAAATTTATGAATATGATGAATCAAGCAACTCAATAATTGTTGCTTTTAAATCGGATCAATCTATTAAATCAATAGATGAATATCCACGTTTGGCTTATCAGCCAACAATGTTTGAAGACGCAGATACCGACACAATTATTAAAAATATTGCTATTACGGGGGTATCGGTAGCCGAAGCCCAAGATAGGCAAGACACTTTTAAACAAAATGAAGCCGTAGTTAATGAATACAAAGCCAAAATTGGTCAAGAAATTACGTACAACCTTAGTGATTTAATTCCGCCACCGCCACCATCAGAAATTTGAGGTGGTCAATAGTATGGGTAATGAATTAAAAATTTTGTACGTAAAAAACTTTATTCCAAAAGAACTTTGTTATTTTTTAACTAATATTTTATTGCGGCAGTCAGTATTAGAGCCTGTTCATAAAGATAACCTAGTCCCAACAGCAAAATCTGTAATGGAACATGAAGTTGTTTTTGAAACTTTACAAGAGCGTATGTGGCCTGCAATGGAGGAATTGTCAAGGGAAGAGTTAATTCCAACTTATGCATACGCTAGACTTTATTCTAATGGAGATGATTTAAAAGCACATATAGATCGTCCGGCTTGTGAAATAAGCGCTACGGTTCAACTTGGTAGGTCTCATCAATACGCTTGGCCTATTTATATGGGTGGTAGACGAGTTGATATGGCAGAAGGAGACGCTGTTATATACAAAGGTTGTGAGATAGAACATTGGAGAAATGTTTGCGATGGGCCAGAAGAATATTATTCAGGTCAAGCCTTTTTACATTATGTAAGAGCGAATGGCCCATACGCTTCTGAGCATGGGTGTGATATTACAATTAGACCGCTTATAAAAAATATGTACGTAAAAAATAGAACTATATTAATGGATACAAAATGATATTTGGTATTGAACCAAGAAATTTGCCCGGAAAAGATTCTCATGCTTATTGGGAAGGGTTTCTTTCTGAAGAAGATATTAATCAAATATTGGCAGTCCCAGAATGGTTGGATGCAAAAACCGCTCAAATTGGTGGATCTAGCGGTGACGGACAAATTAATAAACAAATAAGAGAAACTAAAGTTTCTTGGTTTGTACCCAATAAAAACAACGTTCATGTTTGGCAAAAAATATCAAATGTTGTATCTGAAATTAATTCTCAGTTTTTTCATTTTGATTTAACAGGATTTTATGAACCTGCACAGTTAGGGCTTTATACAGAAGATAGCCAATCGCATTACGGTTGGCATACAGATGCTTCCATTACGGATCGAAAAACACCGAGAAAATTATCAATGGTGTTAATGTTAAGTGATCCTTCTGAATTTGAAGGTGGGCAACTGGAGATTAAAGTTAATAATGACGAACCAATTGCTTTAGAACAAAAAAGAGGCCGTGCTTGGTTTTTTCCATCTTACGTATTACATAGAGTTACTCCAGTAACTAAGGGGACACGTAGAACTTTAGTTCTTTGGATTGGTGGCCCGGAGTTTAGATAAAGGATCTAATATGAAAACAGTAATTGAAGCGCATAAGGTAGACGGGGTAAAAGTCTGCCGATCTGAAGAAGTCCACGTTTGTGCCGCCTGTGGGTATGACTTGGATGAGGCTGAGTTGGCGGCTGATACCTGCTCCGATTGTGGCGCACCCTTGAAGTTAAGAAAGTCCGTATCGGTCTGGGCTACATCCGTACCTAAAGCCGGTGCTAAGACTTGGGGTCAGACTTAGGAATAGGAATGAATTTTGTCAGACTTAGATCCGATTATCGGTACCGCAAAGGCGGCAACTAAGAGCATTAAATCTGCTATTGAGTCGGGCAGAGAGGTCAGTTCAGCAGTCGAGTCGATTCAGAACTTTGGGATGGCGGAGGTAAAAGCCCGTCATGCTTTTAAAGCAGTACGTAGTAGGCGAGAAGGCGAAATCACAATCATGACCGCTATGGCGGAGTGGCGCAGGCTAGACCAAATACGCCGCATGGAGTTGGAAGTAAAGGACTTTCTGATCCAGCAGTTTGGGCAGTTCAAGGGTGAGGAAGAGTTCGAGAAGGTCAAGAAGATTAAAGATGACATGATTGCCCGTCATGCCAAAAGCAAGGATGCAATGGGCAGGGATATAGCGAAGTTACGAGAGTTGCAGATTATTTGTGTGACGCTGGCGTTTCTGGTTGTCACTATTTATTACATCATGAAGGGTCATCTGTAATGGCTGAGAAACTAAACGCTAATGACACACTCTCTAAGGTGTTGGCGTATGTTGACTCGCCGTTTAAACTCATTGCCCTGATCCTCATGGCGGTCTTGGCCTTCGGTGGCTGGATGTTGTATGACAACAAAGACTTAATCGTAGGCACCTATAAGGAAAGCCAGAAACTTCCTGAGATTGTGGGAGACCGGGTTGAGGACGCTGTAGCCCACCTGTTTAAGACTACGGGTGCAACTACCGTGGCAGTGTTTAAGGTGAACCCCCTGCTGGGAACCCGGGTGCAGTATCGGGCGTATACCAAAGAAGGCAGGGACAAGACGAACGACGGGCTGGATGTAGGACTCTTTACGACCAACCAAGCCAACAATCAGGACGTAGTTAACCTGATGGCAGGTACCGTACCTTGTAGTGATTACAAGGCGGCGCAGTCCGAGATTGGCCTGTGGTACATCGAGAAGGGTATGCGGTTTGGGTGCAGGATTAGTATCCCGCCTGAGCCGAGTCGGTTTATAGGACAGATTACCGTGGGATGGGACAAGCCTCCCGCTGATTTAGATCAAACCCGTGCGATGCTTAATATCGCCGCAACCATGCTTTCAAGGAGTAAAAAATAATGTTACCCATAGCCGCACTATTAAGTATTGGGGAGAAGGTACTGGACAAGGTTTTGCCAGACCCAGAGGCTCGTGCCAAGGCGCAGGCCATGCTCCTAGAGATGCAACAAAAGGGCGAACTTGCCAAACTCCAAGCGGACATGAACGAGCAAGATAACCTGACCAAACGGGCTGAGGCTGACATGAAGTCGGACTCTTGGCTATCTAAGAACATCCGGCCTATGACGCTAATCTTTATCCTAGTGACCTACACCGTCTTTGGAATGATGAGCGCTTGGGAGATTGAGGTTAACAACAACTATGTAGAACTCTTGGGCCAGTGGGGGATGCTAATTATGTCCTTCTATTTTGGCGGACGCACCCTTGAGAAGATCATGGACATGAAGGCGAAGAAAGATGCAACTGACAAATAACTTTTCTCTTGCTGAGATGGTGAAGTCTGATACTGCACTGCGTCACGACATGGACAACACACCGGGGGAGGTTGAGATTGCTAATCTTAAAACGCTCTGTGAAAAGGTATTGCAGCCCGTCCGTGACCACTTCCAAACCGGAGTCAAGGTCAACTCAGGATTCAGGCACCCCGAAGTCAACGCAAAGGTGGGAGGCTCCAAAACGTCCGACCATTGTAAAGGACAAGCCGCTGACATTGAGATTCCCGGTATTGCCAACGCAGACCTAGCGGTGTGGATTATGGATAACCTTGACTACACCCAGTTGATCCTTGAGTTCTACACCCCCGGCGTGCCTGATTCGGGCTGGGTTCATGTTTCCTACGACCCGGCTAACCTCAAGAAGCAGAACTTGACTGCTACCAAGCAGAACGGTAAAACGGTGTATCTGCCGGGATTAGTTGCTTAATTTAAATTAATTGTGGAAAAAATTATACCTTTTTACACACCAATATGGCGATTTATATCGCCAATCAATATGGATATTTATTTGCAAAAGTGTTTAGAAATGGAATCCAACAATGGGGTATGCGTGTCTAATAGAGGTGGGTATCAAAGTCAAAGTTTTTTAGAAGATGATTTTAAAAATAAATTTTATGAGATATACAATTTTGTAATAGATTCTGTTAACGCAGTTGGTAAAGATACAGAAAGCAAATACAAACTAAGAAATTCTTGGGTTAATATAAATAAAAAAAGTGATTGTAATGTAAGCCATGTACACGCTCAAAATTCTATATCTGGATGTGTATATTTAAAAACAAATCCAGATTCTGGAAGGATTGTATTTGAAAACCCAACCCCAAGTATTCATTATAATATTAATGATAATGTAGATGGTTTTTTTGGGGTGTATTGGTGTGTTCCTATAGTTGGAGAATTAATTATATTTCCTTCCTATTTGCGTCATTGTGTAGAACCAAATAATAGTGAAGATATACGTGTGTCCATAGCGTTTAATTGTAATAGGATCTAAAATGCCATTTATAGCACTTAGATTTAAACCGGGAATAAACCGGGATCAGACTAACTACTCTAACGAGGGTGGCTGGTTTGAGGGCGACAAAATTCGCTTTCTTTCGGGTTTTCCCCAAAAGATTGGTGGCTGGCTTAAACAGACGCCTAATACTTTCCTTGGCACTTGCCGACAACTGTTTAACTACGTAACAACTTTTGGGGACAATCTCCTAGCCGTTGGGACAAACCTAAAGTTATACATAGAAGCGGGCGGGTACTTTTATGATGTCACCCCCCTTCAAGCCACAACGGCTGCTGGGGACGTAACATTTACTGCAACTAATGGATCTTCTACCGTAACGGTTGCAGATACGGGTAATCCCGCAGTAGCAGGTAATTATGTTCAGTTCGTTGACGCTGCTTCCTTGGGTGGTAATGTCACGGCTGCAATTTTAAATGTCAATCAAGGCTTTGAAATTGCTACAGTAATTAACGCTAACGCATACACAATTGTTGTTCCAGTAACGGCTAACGCTTCTGATTCTGGTAATGGTGGCGCCTCAACAATTGGTAAATATCAAATAAATGTTGGTACTCCCGGTGGCACGTTTGGCTATGGCTGGGGTACAGACACTTGGAGTCGTCTTGAGTGGGGTCTTGGTGGGACAATACCGGTTGCTTTAAGTGGTACTGATTGGTGGTATGACAACTTTGATAATGATTTAGTTGCCAATATACGAGATGGCGCTATTTATTATTGGACGCGGGGATCTTCAACCAACCCCGGAGCGGCTCTTTTAACTAATGCTATTCTTCTTTCAGCAAAGGCTACAGCAGATGGGTACAGTGCAAACGCAGTGCCAGCCAAGGCTATGCAGGTTCTTGTATCACAGAACGACAAGCATCTTCTCGCTTTTGGGAGTGTGCCTTTTGGTTCTACTAATGTGGCTGATTTTGACCCCCTTCTTATTCGCTGGTCTGATCAGGATAATCCGAGTCAATGGACTCCGACGCCTACCAACTCTGCGGGATTTATAAGGGTTTCTAGAGGATCAGCAATTGTTCGTGCCCTGCCAACGAGGCAAGAAATTTTGGTGTGGACAGAATCACACCTTTATTCTTTTCAATTTCTTGGAACCACGGATGTATTTGGTTTACAAGAACTAGCAGATAACATCTCCATCCTTAGCCCACGGGCTTGCGTAACTGTAAATAACGTCACTTACTGGATGGGGCATGATAAGTTCTATGTCTATTCAGGCCGTGTCGAGACGCTTCCCTGCACCTTACGGCAGTTTGTCTATCAGGACATTAACTACGCTCAGGCTGATACTATTATCTCTGGCACAAACGAAGGCTGGAATGAGGTTTGGTGGATATACCCAAGTTCTAATTCTTCATACCCCAACCGTTATGTGATCTATAACTACCTTGAGCGTATCTGGTACTACGGAAATATTGACCGCACCGCTTGGTTAGATAGCCCGTTGCGTGAGTATCCTATGGCAGTTAACACACCCGGTGGAACTATCACGGGGGTTCTCTATGATCAAGAAAATGGTTTGGATGACGATGGTGCTCCTATAGCGGCTTACATCCAATCGTCTGATTTTGATATTGCTGACGGTGAGCAGTTTATGCTGACTCGTCGTATGTTGCCTGATATTAACTTTGCTAAGTCTACTGCCGCACAACCAGAGATAACACTACAGATTCGCCCTCGCAACTTCCCCGGGTCAGGCTTCCAACCTGTAGGCACGACAGACTCTAAACCGGTAATTGAGACTGCGGTGGATGTTTATACGGAGCAGGTATTTATCCGTGCCCGTGCCCGTCAGATGGCGTTAAAGATTAGTTCAGAGAACCTAGGGGTTAACTGGCAATTAGGTGTGCCGAGATTAGATGCTCGTGTGGATGGTAAACGCTAATGGCACTTGAGAAGTTTCAGGCGCCAGCATTACCGGTACCGCCTGTTGAATACGACCAGAGATACCACACGGATCTGATTCGTATACTTCGCCTCTACTTTAACCAACTAGACTCGCTTACCCCCAATCAAGCCAATTCGTACCGCGCTGATAATTTTTATGGTGGCAATTTTACGGGAAGTAACGTAACGGCTGACTCTGTTACTACGGATCTTTTAACCGCATACCAAGCCTATATCTTTGCTTTAACAGCGCAAGCCACAACCGTTAGTTACTTAAACGCTGACGCTATCTATAACCGGCGGTACGTTGGTACCCAAGCAATGATTGGTGAAGTGTATTCCAATTTCTTTTATGGGAGTGGGAAGTATCTATCAACTCCTTACAATCAACTTATTAGCAACACGGATCAAGCGGCGGGTTCTTTAGGCACGGCTTATGCCGTTACCTATGACACTACAGATTTTCCCAACGGTATTACGGTAACTAGCGGTTCTAGGATTACATTTGCAGATACCGGCGTCTATAACATTACATACAGTATTCAGTTTGAAAATGACAATAACTCTACTGAAACCGTAGATATTTGGCTTCGATATAAAGGCACAGATATTGCCGGAACTAATAGCCGATTTAGTTTGCCTCCTCGAAAAAGTAATGGAGATCCATCTACTTTGATTGCTGTTACACCAATTATGGTAGACGTAGAAGCAGATGGAGACTATGTACAAATTATGTGGCACCCGTCTGATCTTGGGGTCACAATTGAGCATTACAACGCCGTTACCGCTTCCCCCGGAGTTACCCCCGCCATTCCAGCCACCCCGTCCGTTATTGTGGGTGTGACCTTTATTTCAGCCCAATTCCCACCAGCCAAACGAGTAGCCCCCCTCCCAGTCTTTGGATTTGGTCAGGTGGGCACTGTAACTGTCTATACCCCATAGACTTCACTTGACAAATTCAGGATAATGCTCCTATGAACGGTATCCCCTCCCTCTACCAAATGACCCCTACGGGTGTCCCCTTTAGGACTGGAATCCGTGGCGAGCCTACGTCTGAGCAAAGATACTTTGTCCCCGGTTTTTCTACCGCCCCTGCCACCCCTGCTATTCCCCTAACCCCTGAGCAACAGGCTAATTTGGCGATGGCAACTGAAAGAGGCTTTACCAGTGGTGGGGGTGATTCGGCTCCAGTTGGGACTCCCGGATCTGGTGTGGTAGGTTCTAGTGGTACTTTGGGAGGTCTTTCTCAAGGTATTCAAGGTGCAATATCTAATATGGGCCCTCTTTCTATGGCTGTACCGGGTCTAGGTATCGCGGGCGCCCTATCCAACATGGGCGTAGAAAAGTCAATGGATGTAAACGAACAAGCCGATGCCGCCCTAGCCGTAGCCAATCAGCAAGCCAATGAAGCCAAGACCTCGATGGGACTTTTCGGGCCACAAGTTACTACTACTGTTGATATATCCCCTGTTGCCCCACCCGCCGTACAAGATGTTAGCCCTCTTGCCGCTTTGACGGCTATGAATCAACAGCAACAAGAAGAGGAAGAGGCTAGTCCCGCCGCTGTCGCTGCTGATGTTGCCGCTACTGTTGCCGCTACGCAAGACGCTGTTGATGCTGAGGCTGGTGCTACTAATGCCGCTGCCGCTGCCGCTGCTAATGCTGCTGATAATGGTGGAGGTGGTGGAGGTGGTGGAGGTGGTGATGCTCCCGGGGCTCCCGGAACTACCGGAAACGAAACAGGTGCTCAGGATCAAGGTGGGTCAAGTAATACCGGAAGTGATGCTGGCTCTGATGGGGCTAGTGATTCGTATCAATATGGGGGTCGGGTTATGAGATACGAGCAAGGCGGTGTCGCCTCCCTAGCCAACCGGGTACAGGAAAGAGGCCGTGGTCAGGACACAATGCTTGTCCACATGACACCAAAAGAAGTTGGTGGGCTACAGGCTTTGGCTATGGCTCACGGTGGCTCACTTACTATTAACCCCCAGACTGGACTGCCTGAAGCGGGTTTCTTAAGTTCTATCCTCCCAATGGTCGCTGGTGCGGCCTTGGCTGCTACAGGGGTTGGTGCTCCTATGGCGGCTATGCTGGTAGGTGGTGGATATGGTCTGGCTACGGGTAGCCTGTCTAAAGGGCTTATGGCGGGTTTAGGAGCATTTGGCGGAGCCGGTCTGGGTACTGCTTTATCTGCCGCTGGTGCGGCTAGTGCTACCGCTCCCGCACTTACAGGTACGGCTCCGGGTCTTGCTCAGGCGGGTGCAGTTGTTCCTCAAGCCGCTATGTCTGCGGCTCCGGGTAGTTTTCAGGCAGCGCTTCCCGGTTTAGGGGTTTCAACTGCTGGTAGTGCAGCGGCTCCCGCCGCCGCTACGACTTTTGCTCCTGCCGCCGCTCCAGTTACATTTGGAAATATGGCTAGTGGTATTCCGGCTCTTGGTACTGAGGCAGGTAGGACTGCTGCAATGTCATCTCTAGGTGGTGGTATGGGAGCACTTAAAACTGTTGGTATGGCTGCCGCTCCGATACTTGGGGGGATGGGG